GGTATATGCAGTTGTTACACTACCGTCAAGGGAAACCTTGATGTCAGTAGTCTCTAGGTATGGGAATGTAAAAGAAAAGAGGACGGTAGATCCGTCCCCTGTATAGGTATTCTGAGTGACAGCCATTTACGCTTACTTGCGAAGTTGTAGTAGTTCTTGTACTTGGGTGGCATCATCACTAGCGCCACGAAGGTCACCAACACCGAGTCGTTGACTGCGACGCTTCTTCAGTCCTCCAATAACTGCAAACGTTGCATCTTCTTGTTCAAGTGCAGCGAATGCCATTTTGAAGGCTTGATTGTGAATACGATCTAGTTCACGGTGCACGACAAGATCCTTAATCGGAAACTCTTTTTGTGTCTGCTGTCCGCGTTCCTTTACGTATTCCTTGATCTTAGAATTCCAGAAGCTATCCTTCTGGTTCATCATCCCTTCAATCTGATCACTAAGGTCAGCATTTTGTGCAATCCAGTTGTTTACCTTCTGTCGTTGCTCAGGTGTTAACGGCTCACCTGTACTCGGGTTGAGTCGTACTGTTTGAAGGTTATCCCATCCCGTCCGCAGGAGCCATTGCCGCCATGGTTCCATGCCACCATTACTTTTGAAGAATGGCAGCATTGCATTCATTCCAGCGGTCATTGGTTCGTGGTAATTGATTGGCTGACCTGTATAGATGTCAAGCTGATCCTTGAGCATCTCGTTACCACTGAATAGGAACTTATTACGATTAGCGAGGTATGCAAAGAAATCATTCTCTACATCCTTTAGTTGAGGTGTGATTGCCTTGGATAGCAAGCTACGTGCACCTGTATAAGGCAGCATCGAATCAGCTTGCATCGCCATGAAGCGATTCCACGCACCTTCATCACCAGATAACATAGACACCAATGGCTCAAAACCACTGAGGAATGTCTTGTTTGCGATATTCATTGAGATCGAATATGCAATCTTGCGTCCAATATCCTCAGACCATGCTTGGTCCACACGTTCAGCATTAAATGCCCAATCACCTACAAGACCAAGAAGTGTATCGAATGGTTCTAGACCTTGATAAGACACCCATTCGCCAGTGACTGGGTTACGGATGGACAAAGGTTTCCAACCAATGTCCTGCATACGCTTCTTCTCTGCAGCGTCTTGCGGACCATTACCAGTAAGGTTACCCTCGGCTGCCCAAAGACCAGCGCCAAGTACTACAGCAGAACCCATCAACTGACGGCCGACATATTCAGACTTCAGTGAGTGGAACGCTTCATCTGTGTACTCCAGACCGTGCTCAGCAAGAGCCTCAGTCATTTCATCTACAGTCTTAGCGCTGAGCACCTTACGTGCACGTCCCATAGCCAAGCCAAGACCACTCATCGGGTTGTATGACCAACCTAGTTCCAGTGCATTAACACCAGTTCTGGGGAACATAAACAAGCTCCGCATAAACGGAACCTTTTCCATCAGGTGTTCAAGGCGGCTTACGATCTCATTATCTAGGTTTAGTGCAAGCTCACTGCTAGCAAACTTAGCTGCTTTGTTGGTAAGCATCCCACTTTCATCAAATGACTCGCTGTAAAGCTTCTGTTGGAGCTTATTGAATTCATTACCATCAAATGCACCACGAGTCTTACTGAAGAGTTCGTCGTATGCTTTAGCACGTGCTACACCGCTAGCCATCATGGATTGCATGAAGCCATCAAGTGCATACATTGCATTTGTACCATAGCGGACAAATGGGTTGTTGTTATACCAACTAAGTACCTTTGCAAAGTTCCACATTGCAACCTTGCCGTTCTTGCCTTCTGCTCGCCATGCTTCAGACATAGCTTCCATTACCTCAAAGTTTTCAAGCTTTGATTGAGCAAGATCAGCACGGCCACGTAGCATTGCTTCTGCAGGAGCAGAGTTAGCAAGACGCCACTCTTGTCCCATGTGCTTGAATGCACGCTTTATGTTCTCAGCAACGCCACCATAGGTATACAAGGCACGCTTAAGAACACCTTTCTGACCTGTAGGGTCGCTAGCAACAGCTCCAGCAAGCACTGAGACTGGCTTGGCAACTGTCATTACAGCGTTACCTACACCAGCACGTACAGCAGATAGACCAGACAATACGTGGTTATAACGGACTGCCTGAAGACCACGTACTACTTGACTGGGTACAGAAGGGTCACCATCAATGAATGCCTTTTTAATCAGGCCAATGTTCTCCTCAGCGTAGCGTTGTAGTTTGAATAGTTCGTCTACATCACCATTGGTGGCATCATAAGCATAGTTAAATGCTTTCAAATACTCAGGGTTTTCTTTGTTGATAGCTTTCATCGTATCAACAACTTTCTTACCCTTTGCTTTCTGCTCAATGATGGTTTCAGCGAACTCATTCTTCAGGTTTGCAAGGTATGCAACAACTTTTGGGTGATCACCTTCTTTGACTAGCTTCTTCATTTGAAGCGATTTACCAGCAATATACTGATTAGCACGGATCTCACCAGCAAGTAGTTGTAGGTTCTCAAACGCCATTTCTTGTTGACGTGTGGTGTCTGCAATATCACCAATCAAGATAGCTGCACGTGAGGCATCAACAGCATTGTCAGCTGCATTCTGCGTCAACATAGCAGATGCCTTCATCTTATCTGGATCAAAGATAATGTCGAAAGCACGACGGAATGCCTGTGCACCAATGTACCAATCCTCTTCACCCAGGAACTTCTGACCCTCATATAACATGTTACGCATGTCATCAAGAGTCTTATTAAAGTCCTTCAAATCAAGCTTGAAGATAGCTTGAGTCAGGTTATCAATAGAGGCATTGATCTTTTCGGCTGGTACTTTCTTACCTTTGATCACTGCGTCTACATTGGGAGCAATGGTATCAAAGAGTTCAGCAAGACCTTCGGCACGATCTACATCATCCATACCACCAATGAACTTCTTTTGGAAGCTATCAGTAGCAACTGAGATAGCACGACCATTGGTTGTACCATCATTATTCTGAATACGATAGTGATCGACCTTAGCCTCAAGACCATTTGCTTCTACATTCTGTACAGCACGTGCTTGAGCTTCTGCAGGTTCATTGATGAATGCATCATAGCCACCTGTACCTTCTGGATCTGCGTCAATACGACGTACACCTTCCTCAGCAATAGTCTCTTCACGTAGACCTTCACGAATCTCGATCTCACGTGTCCTCGGATCAGTGATCTCATCACCAGCTTTTAATGCCTCGTCACGCCTGACGATTTCATCAGCAACTGGATCACGACCAATCATCTTTAGACCCTTAGGTAGTGCAGAGATAAGAAGTTCTACACCACCTGTAATACCAGCCGACTCAATGATGTTCTTCCAACGCTTGGTATCAGGACTATCACCTTCCCGGATTGCCCAAGGCACATCCCAGCCAAAGGTGTCGTTCATCAACGTACCAAGGTTGTCACCTTTTTCTGATGTCTCTGATGCAGCTGCAATACCGACATCAACACCAACACTAGCTCCAATACGAGTAGCTGTTTGTGCCCACTTCGCAGCACCCGCAGCCTTAGCTGCAGCACTTGCACCACGAGCAATAGCACCACCAGGAACAATGGCAGGGATGACCAATCCTGCGATGTCCCTTAGACCATTCATAATTGGATTGCTAGACCGTGGAGAGTTCTCATCCCACCAGTCATCAATTCCTTTTCCACCAGGAACAAAGCGAGCTACATCAGTGATGAAGTCAATAGTACCTAGTGCAGGGAATAGTGCAGAGGCTGCGAACTCTTCCATACGACTAGGCTTGTCAGCTTCAGCTTGTGCTTCCTGCTGAGCCTTCTGTTGTGCTAGCTCGGCTTGCTTCTTGGCTTCGATTTCTTGCTGCTGTTCCATTGCAGCACGTGCATTGATATCCTGGATATACTGCTCGTGAGCAGGGTCATCTATAATCTCAGGAGTATCTGGGTTAAAATAATCTGTCATCTTAGTTTATGCCTAGAAGTCTGCGAACAGTAGCGGATAGTTGCTGCTCTTGACCAACTGGTACTTGTGAGGCAGGTACATCAAAAGCTTGTCCTGAATAGTGGTATGAGTTTTTGGAGTGCCGGCCAACCGGATTAACTCCCTTCAACTCTGTTGTTTTAATGCCAGCAGCATTTAATATGCTTGCTGCAGCTCTTGTCTCTTCTGGACTAGCAAACGCAATATGTTCATGGTAGTTACTTCCACCATGGTCATGTCTGAAGTTGGGATGGCTACGATCACCAGTCAGGTATTCAACTACCTTTGGGTTCATGTTGTATCCTTGTCTCCATGGCGTCTTGCCATAGCTATTCAGAGCTGACTGTGCAGCACCGAGATATTGTTTGTAGCTTCCATTGGTGAATGCTTCCCATGCACCGAAACCTTGGGACTTATACACAGCAAGTGCCATACGAGCGTTGTTCAGTGGGTTGTACAGCGACTCCCTTCCACTAAGACCCAATGCCTTCATCTTGTCCTGATGGACTGGATAGCGAATCTGCCATAAGCCATGGACATCGGTATCTGACCTACGTGCTTTGGTGTCTCCACTAGACTCAGCCATAGCCAGCGCAACAAAGGTCGGGATATCCTTCTGATCAAATCCAGCATTCATCAACACACTTGTCAGGTCTACATAAGCAGCCTGACCCTTGCGGATTGTTTTGGGCACTGCAGCTGGTAGTGTTCCGCTACCGATGGTTGCAATCTGATAGCGACGTGGGTTTAGCATGTAATTAACAAGTTGGATGTGTGCATCATCCACCTTACTTGTTATATTCTGATCGTAGTACTTAAGAGGAACCTGATCTAGACCGTAGTACTTTGCTTGCCTGTTGATGATGTCTATTGGCGAAAGCTTTCCACCAAATCTATCTGACAGGTATTTTGCTTGGGGAGGCATTGAGAACCTTCCATTGGTCCTTACCTGTTGTAGAACCTCTTCGATGGTTCCCTTATCAATCAACCCTTCTGAGTCAATAGCTGCACCTTTAGACGCCTTCAAGGCATCTACCGCATACGTCATAGCGAATGGTTTGGCTGCAGCCGGCTCGATCTGGAAGCCACGGAAGCCACCAGCCAGCACTCTCTGGCCATTAACAACCTTTGTCTCAACGATGCTGTATAGACCGTTCTCTTTAGTCAGTTCCTTTTCAAACCGACCCATTGCATAGTTCAACGCTTCCTGACGATTACCGTCAGTGTTGATCATTGCTTGTGTGAAGTCCTTTTGGAAATTACGCCATGCGTACAACTCAGCAAGTGGGAGAGTACGAT